TGCGCCTCGTCGACCAGCACGATGTCGACCTTGCCGAAGCGGGTCGCGTGATCGTGAACGGACTGAATGCCGGCGAACACGATCTGCGATCGGTAGTCCCGCTTCCCCAGGCCGGCGGAGTTGATGCCGATCGGAGCCTCCGGCCAGAGGCGCAGCAGCTCCTCGGCATTCTGGCGGATCAGCTCGCGGACATGCGTCAGCACCAGGATGCGGGTGCCAGGCCACTCCAGGCACCGGCGGCAGGTGTCGGCCAGGACCAGCGACTTGCCGGTGCCGGTCGGCAGCACGATCAGCGCATTGCCGGGGCGTTCCTGCCACCAGCTGAAGATCTCGGTGATGGCCGCCTGTTGATAGGGGCGCAGCGTGATCATGGCGTCGGCTCCAGAGCCGCGTCCATAAGAAGGGTCGCGCATTTCTCCGGAAGGTCGCGACAGCGGTGTCGCAACACTCGAAGACCCTTTCGATGCAGCTGATCAATACGAGCGCGACAGACATTCATCATCTTCGCGATGGCGCTTAGGTCCACCGGCTCGCTGCCGTCCAAGCCGTAGTGCAGCATGATAATCTTGCTTTCCCGAAGCCTCAGAGTCTGTATGGCCTCAAGCAGATGCGTGCGAGCTTCTTGAACAAGCAGTTGCGCTTCGGGGCGGTACGAAATCGACGGCGCGCCGGCGCCGACAACCTTCAGCTCGGTTAGGTCAACTTCTCGCTTGACGTTCCGATCACTCAACTTCCGCTGCAGGTAGTCCGGCGGGAAAAGACTTTCGGGAGGCGCACTCAGAGCGCCAGCGATTCTGACAACGGCAGGGGTCCACTTACCGTCTCGGTAAGTCGCCGCAGACTGGAGGTGCGCGTAAAGGAAGATAGTCTGATAGCTAACGCCCGTTGCCTCAGACAAGGCCTTCATGCTCCTAAACCCCGCCTTCCGCATGGCGTCTCGCAGGTGCATGTTGGCGCCCGTCATGGGCTTCCCTCGCAGCTTGCTCACGGCGTCGGCTCCGGCTTCGCGTCGCGCCCGTCCGTCCAGGTCGTCCCGTCGTGCATGGCGTAGGAGATCCAGGCCCCACCCTCGCCGGCGTCGACCTGCACGCCGGACACGAGATCCGGGATGTAGCGGTGATCCGCGCAGGCGGCCTTCTGGTCGCCGATCGACAGGATCTTCTCGTGCCTGTCGCAGACCCAGGTGCCGTCACTCACCGGCGTCGACCACGCGCAGGTGCGGCAATTCACGTCTGCCATCGCCTTGGCCTGGCAGTTGGGCCGGTGGTCGCAGTAGCGGCACATGAACCACGCCGGGTCGGAGGAGATCCGCTCCGGTGGCCGCGCCGCCTGTACGATCTTCTGCCCCTTGGCCACCAGCTTCATCGCGTGCGGCTCGTCGAGTTCGACCCGCTCGCCGTACAGCTCGTCAGTGTCCTTGCAGACCGCGAGGTAGAGCGCGCGCGTCATGCCCGAGAGGTGCATGTAGACCTGCATCTGGGCCCAGTGCTGCGCCTTCGAGCTGCGCACGCCGTCGCGCTTCAGCTTCTCGAAGGACTTGGTGTTGTGCGTCTTGAACTCGAGGGCGTGCCATGTCTTCGGCGCCTCGGGGATCCCGATCGCGGCGCCATCCAAGGAGCCCGAGAAGTGCCCGCCTGCGGCGGAGACGGAGATCTGGCGGCCAGTCTCGGGGTCGGTCTCGTGGACCGTCACGCCGATGCGGCGGAGGTCGGCGATGAAGCGCGCCTCGGCCATGTGGCCAGTCTGGAACAGCCGCAGCATGCGGCCGTTGAATTGGGGCGTCGACACCCAGCGGAACGTCAGCCAGAGGGCGCGATCGCACTCGCCCCCGATCAGGGACGCGCCGAGGTGCCCGCGGCGGTGGTCTTCGCGCGCGGCCTCGTAGGCTGCGTAGATCGCGCCGACGGTCGTGATGGGGATGGGCGGGAGGGGTGCCATGGTCCTGCGCTCGCGAGAGGGTGGGCGGGGCCGAAGCCCCGCCCGTTCAGATCACTTGCGGTGGGCGGCCCAGGGCGGCGACTTTGCGCTGCCGGACGCAGTCGGAGCCGGGCGGCCAGCCGTCGGAGCAGCCGGAGCGCGAGCCGGGGCCTGCGGAGCGCCACCCTCCTGCAGCGGCAAGTAGGTCGCGCGGTTCTGCAGCTCGCCCGTGTCCTTGCGCTTGCTGACGCCCATGCGGACCTTGATGGGCTTGAAGTGCAGCTCCTCGGTGTCCTCAATCGCCACCAAGCCAACCGCCCGCGTGAGCGAGGTCAGCGCACGGTTGGCGATCTCCGCCGCCATCGGGTTGGCGTTCCAGATGTTCAGCCGGTCCCAGTACTTCCGGCCCTGGTGTTCGCCATCAAGGATGTCGAACTCAATCCAGACGTACTGGCCGCTGCCGTCCTTGGTCGCGCGGACCTCGGACTGGACGACATGCATGATGTAGTCGCCGGCGGGGAGGACGTCGTTCGTGTCCTGGCCCTGCTGGTTGGAGCTGTCGAAGGTAAAGCCAAGGCGTGCCATTGTGTGAGATCCTTTCTCGCTTTCAGGCTTCAGACTGGATGTTCGTCATCGCGTCCATCAGGGACGCGGAGAACTTCGAGTAGTCGAGGGGCATGGTGTCAGGCAGCGGCCAGCGGGACTTTGCGTGCCAGCCCGGCCGCTCCTGCGTGTAGATCACGCGATCGCCATTCCCGACCGCCCGCGTGACCTTCTGGTTGAAGCCGACTTCCGACTTCACCGTGCTGTAGCGCTGGTTCGCGAACAGCAGCGCGTCGCACCACTCGGTGACCACGCTCGCCACCGCAGAGTGGAGGTCGAGCTGGTAGCGGTCGTAGGGATCGGACAGCGGGTCGTCGAAGCGCTTGATCTGCGAGTGGGCCAGCAGGATCACCTGCATGCCCTTGTCGTTGCGCAGCACGTCGAGCCCGTCGAGGATCTGCCGCCAGTAGTCGACTGCCGCCTTGTAGCCCTTGCCGTAGCCGATCGCGTCGATCGTCGCGACGTTGTTGTCGGCTGCGACGCGCCCGTGGATCAGCCGCTCCGTCCAGTCGGCGCTGTCGAGCACCACCGTGCGGAACTTGTGGTCCTCGACGATCAACGAGGTGAGGCAGTCGATCACGTCCTCGAAGGTCTTGCAGAGCGGGAACGCGTCCGCCTGGATCGCGTCCAGACCCTCTTCGGTCGGGATGAAGACGGCGGCCTCCGCGGCCGCCGCGAAGGTGGTCTTGCCGATGCCGGCCGTGCCGTAGAGCACGATGCGCGGCGGTCGGGCCACGCCGGTGCGGCGCAGCGAGTTGAGGCTGATGGCCATTCTTAGTCCTCCGTGCGGATGATGGTGACGGACGTCTTCGCGGGCTCGACCGTCAGCGCGCCGGAGTTGGCGAGCAGGGCGTAGATGTCGGGCTCGTTGTTCGCGAGGTACTTGATGCCGGTGGCGTCCAGCTCGCGCTTCACCTTGATGGGGCGGAGCTGCTCGGGGATGCGATCGACGATCTGGTCGTAGCGCTTCAGGTCCAGCTTGCGGTTCAGCTTGCCGGTGATGACGACCTTGTAGGGGCCGATGTTGTGAGTGTCGGCGCCTTCCGCCTTCGCGCCGAGCAGAGCGATCAGCTCTTCCTCCATCGCGACGCGCTGTTCGGTGGCGGCCTTCTCAAGCGAACGGGCGGCCATCAGATCGGCGGCAACGTCCTCGAGGGTGCGGTTCTTGATGGTCATGGTCTCGGTTCCGGTTCAGGTTCAGGTTCGTGGTGCGCTTCGTGGCGCGTCACGTCCCGAACATAGGCACCGCGTTGCCGACCTGTCAACACCCCTGTCGCCATATTGACAGCGAGGGGGAGGGGCGTACATCGTCCACGCTACACCACCAGAACCGCGCACGTCGGTGGACGAGCGTGGACGTATTTTCAATGAATGGGGCGCCAAAATGTTAGGACGACCGCGATGAACCTCAAGGACTGGCTCGACAAGAACGAGCAATCATATGCCGCGTTCGCGACGGAAATCGGCGTGTCCCGCGCCGCCGTCGGCCGGTGGGTGCGCGGCGTCCGCGTCCCGCATCCGCGTCTGGCGGTGCGGATCGAGGAGCATACGCGAGGTCACGTTCCCGCGACCATCTGGGATGACACCGACCATCTATCGAAGGGCGGCGCTGCGCTCGTCCGATGGATGCGAACCAATGGCCTGACTGCATCGGCAACCGCTCGCACGATCGGCGTGAACCACACGTCCATCCACCAGTGGATCCGCGGCACCGTCGTGCCATCTCCGGCATCCCTCGAGGCGCTGAACAAGCACACCGGCCTCGGGCTGAGAGATTGGGACTTCACATGACCCTCCCGATGCAGCTGCTCGTCATCAAGATCGCCGGCGAGCCCCAGGCCAAGGGCCGCGCGCGCATCGGCCGCCTGGCGAATGGTCGATCGGTCGCCTTCACGCCGCAGAAGACGCGCATGTACGAAGCGATGATCCGGCACGAGGCGCAGACCGCGATGGCCGACGCCGGCGTGCTGCCCTTCGAGGGCCCCGTCCGCATTGAGGTCGACGCGCAATTCGGGATCCCCCGCTCCGCCCCGAAGCGGTTCGTCGCCGACGCGCTCGCGCAGCGCGCGTTCCCGATGAAGCGGCCCGATCTCGACAACACCGTGAAGGCGGCGCTCGACGCGCTGAACACGGTGGTCTTTCGCGACGACGCGCAGGTCGTCGAGATCGTCGCCCGCAAGACCTATTCCCAGCAGCCCTGTTTGATCGTGACGGTGGCACCCCTCTGATGTCCG